TTCGACCCCCACCCTACTCATTGGAGATATAAGTATGATTATGACCGAAGAAGATAGAAAAATCGTACTAGTTCTCAAGGATGAGATTGAAAAGATCAAGGTCAATATGATTCTGGAGAATCGCAAAATTGACCAAATTGTTTCAGTTTTAAGTAAAATTATTCAAAAGGAGAATAAAAATGATTAATTCTAATATTTTTGGTTTGCGTTGGCTTGCTGCGTTTACTGCGTTCGGTGCTCTGCTTCTGCATCTTGATAATGCAAAGGCTCCAATTGTCTGGTCATTCGTTGGCCTGACTGTCTTCCTGCTTGTTTGTGAAATTCGTGCTCTTCAGAAGCACATTTGCCAACTCCAAAAGGAATTTGACAATGTGACTTTTAATAACGAACTTCATAGCGTTCGAAGCGATATGTGGCGAAATGTGGATGAACTGCATACTCGCCTTGAGCAGTGCTCAAACAGCTGCACAAAGACAAAGAATCGTATCTAATACAATTAAATAGTTAGTTTTTAAACCCTCTGCTCCAGCAGGGGGTTTTTTTCATATAAATAGCTATATGGAAAACTTTAAATCAGCATCATTTTATAATTATATAACAGCAACTGGAGTCACATTCGGTAAACATAAATCTGTTATGGTGTGCAATACAACTGGGTCAATTGCTGGTATAACATTGGATGTAAAAGCTTCTGATGGTATTTTATATACTGGCCATGTTAAAATGCCAGCAAATGAAACTACATATATTCCAACTAGAATCACTGGTGCGACAGCACAAACTGGAGTCAATTTAATTTTCTTTAACTGATGTTTTTTACATTACCCGCAAATCTTTATCCAGAAAACTCTTTTAATAGCTGTAGTATAGTTACATATAATGGAACAGAATTAGGTGCAATAGCTGGATCTAGTCCTATTATTATTCCAAAAAACAAATGCGTTTTATTGTGTAATGATTTAGCTACAACTTTAACGCTTAAATTAACTTACTTTCAAAGTGATGAATTAACAGCTGATGTTATTTTAAATTTAAAGGGTAATACAAATTATAAATTATTTTTACCATATCCAGTTTTAAAATTTCAAAATGAAGCTGGAGTTTCTGGACTAGATAATACAAATTTATTAACAATTTTTTGTTTTAACTAATGAAATATCTAACTTCATTTTTAAGAGAAAATATTACCCTACAATATCATTCGGAACTGAATCCGAAGTTTTGGGTAAATATTTTTCTTAAAGATGAAGTAAGAAATCGTTTAATAGAGATTGCAAAAGAATGGCTGAAGTTCACAGAAACACCAAGTTCTTTTGTTGATGATATAGTTCTTACTGGCGGAAATGCAAATTACAATTATACTGAAAATTCTGATCTAGATGTTCATATAATTTTAAAGCCAGAAAAATTAGATGTCTGTAAGAAAGATCCAAATTATTATAAAGATAAAAAGTTAATTTGGTCACTAACACATGATATAACAATCTACAATACTCCAGTTGAAGTATATGCTCAAACTGAAAATGTTGAAATACCAAAAAATCAGGGTGTATATTCTCTAAAGAAAAATAAATGGTTAGTTAAACCAGAAAATTTAAATTTAGATTTTTCATCTGATGCTCTATTAGATAAAAAAATAGAAGATCATATCTATGAGATAGAGCATGTATTAAATAATACAAGTGATATTAAAGCAGCAGAAAAGCTTCTAAAGAGATATCAAAAATTAAGAAAAGCATCCATTGCAAGAGAAGGTGAATTCAGTCAAGATAATCTAATATTTAAAGAACTGAGAAATCGTGGTTATATTGATAGAATAAGAAAATTTATTCTAACCATGACTGATAAAAAATTATCTCTCAACTAACTGTAATTAAACCAAATATTGTTTTTACTCCAGCTGCTCCATAATAAAATTGCTTAGGAGTACTATTGGTTATTGTTAATAATGTATAAGAGTTTTGTTTTCCAGCAATAGAATTTGTAGTTGAAATATTTAAATAATTTCCTTCAAGGAAATCAGTATATGTTTCGGCAAAAACTACTTGATAGTTATTTTCAGTAGAATAATTTGATATATGAGATTGATCTATTTTATAAATTCCAGCAGACAATGATAATTGTGGATTATATTGGCCACTTAAAGCAAACAGATCAGATGGTAAAAATACCAAGTATGCAGATTGGTCTACTTTAAAAGTAAATTCATAATCAAAAATTAATCCATCTGTAATTTGTCCAGCAGTAAATCCAGCACAATTACAATCTTCAGTCCAAGTACTCAATACAGATTTATTATCATAATTGAATCTTCTCAAGTATGATTGATATTCATTTTGATTGTCATAACAATCAAGATAATATCCATCTGTAGTATAAGTTTTAGAACACCCATTGATTGTTGTGTCTTTTTCGACTAATGATAATGATGGTGTTCCTCTAACATATAAGTTGAGAGTGGTTAATTGACCAAGACGATTATTATTATAGACAAAATCTTTTAGAAATATTATTTCTTCATTTTCACTAGAAGTTTCAATTTTTTCAATTCGAAATTTATCAATATTTGCAGTATTTCCACCATAACTAATTTCAATTAAATCGTTTTCTATTGCGCCTAATTCTTCTATTTTTCCAAAATTAGTTGCTGATTTAATCACATAATATGGATCTCCGGTAAATCCAGAATTTAATGTAAATTGTGGAGGATCTACAAAATAATCTCTTTCATACCTATTTTCAGCTGTATTTAGAGATGATGAAGAAATAACCGTAGTTAATATAAGATTGTTGTTTTGAACACCATCAAATTGATAAACTCCATTTATATTTGATGTTATTCCATCCTGTTCTTTTATATAATATCCATTTGTTATTGTGAAGGTATTACCATTAGTTATACCTTGTAATAAAATAGAAATATAATCTAAATCATTTTCTGAAATAGTATTAGAATAATCAATTATTGCTTTTGTAAAAGAATTATAATATTGGACTAATGGAGATGAGTTTATTTTTCGTCCAATTAAATTAATATCAGTATATGAATTTATAATATTTATTCCATAACTTTCAAATGATTTTACCAGAATTGGTATATCATCGTTTTTATAGAATTCTTGATTGTTTTCGGAAATATTTCCAAAACTAGTCATATCAATTTGCTATGTAATATAATTTTTGTCCGGTAGAACCACCACCACTTATAGCAAAAAGTTTATTGAGATTTGATATCTCTAAGAATAAACTTTCTCCTGGATCTATAGGATAACTATTGGTTGATCCTATGGTAGATGTTATTCCAACAAAAATTTGTTGTGTGTTGGTATAATTGCTTTTTAAATTTACACCTCTTGAACAAGTAAATCCTGTTGAATATATCCCAGTAGCAGCTGTTGTTGCTGTGAATAAACCACTAATAAGAGTAGATGGTAAAGTATAAGAGTCTAATTTAACCTTTGCAGTACCATCAGTAAGCAATGTTTCGATAACTGGAATTCTGGAAGTAAATGTTGAGCCAGAAATTCCAGAATTATTGATGGTTGTTAGTAAGGATTCTAAAGTAATTCCTGTAATGCTGACTGGTGAACCAGTAGATCCTCTAATATAAAGAGGAGTGGCATCTGTATTTGTGACCGCTACGCTTGCGCCTATAGTCGCAGTAAGAGCAATTGGTGCTCCAAGGACTTGGACGAGTAGAGCATTTGCTCCGCCACCATTACTAACTCCTGCCAGTAAATTTGTATTTGGATCGAATAGGCGAACATATGTACCATTAGTAGTTCCATCTGGACCAGCTCCTATTGCCTTTATTCCATACTTGGAAGAAGCAAAATTCGATGATATACCCTGAATTCCAGCAAAGATATTTGCTAAAAGAGTGTTTCCAGCCTGGTCTTCTGTGATAACTGCATTATTAAGACCAGAACCATTTACTTTTAGTGAAGTTGTGCTATAATTAACTACCTGTACTGATCCAGCAGTACCACCCCCGGTAATAGTAGCTCTGGTGTTTAAGGTAACACCAGTAGAGGCCAAATATGCTGGGAGTGGATTAGTAGAAGAAACGCGGGTGGCATCAGATGTACCACCAAAGACCATTTTAGTTAATTGAACATGAGAAGTAGTACCGTAAACATCAATAACAAAATCAGTTGCTATGGAAGCGGTAAGACCACCAGCGATACCTACATTCAAATTGGGATCAGTATTATCGGGCATTTTTTCTCCAAATTACACTACTATATAGGGTATTCATTATGCTTATAGAACCAACATTTAAAAACGAATTTTCACGACTAATAATAGAACATGTTTCAAAAACAAATTGCACATATATGGATGCAATTTTAAAATTTTGCGGAGATTATGAGATCGAACCCGAAGGGGCTGCAAAATTACTCACAAAACCAATAATCGAAAAACTAGTCGAAGAGGGAAGAGATCTACATCTATTGCCTAAAAAGGCTAAACTTCCTTTTTGACTAAACACCAATCTTTGGTATACTGCACCATCGGCCAAGGGAGTTCCTTGGGTTAATATAAGGAGACTATATGTCATTTAGCGATTTTAAGAAGCGTTCGAAGTCAAGCATTGAAGATCTAACCAAGAAGATCGAAGACCTAAACAAGACTGCCGATTATAAGGATGATCGGTTCTGGCGACCGGAAGTTGACAAGGCTGGCAATGGCTACGCCGTCATTCGATTTCTGCCTGCCTGTGAGGGAGAGGATGTTCCGTGGGCCAAGGTCTACTCGCACGGCTTTCAGGGCAAGGGTGGCTGGCTAATCGATAACTGCCCAACCACCATCGGTCAGAAGTGTCCTATCTGCGAAGCCAATAGCGAACTCTGGAATAGCGGAGTCGAGAAGGATAAGGATCTTGCCCGTACCCGTAAGCGTAAGCTGACCTACATCAGCAACATTCTCGTCGTTAGCGACCCATCAAACCCTCAGAACGAAGGCAAGGTGTTCCTCTTCAAGTACGGGACCAAGATCTTCCAGAAGGTCCAGGAGGCCATGCAGCCTCAGTTCAAGGATGAGGAAGCCATCAATCCATTCGACTTCTGGAAGGGTGCTAACTTCAAGCTAAAGATTCGTAAGGTTGCTGGTTACACCAACTACGACAAGTCTGAGTTTGACGGTCCTAGCGAACTCTACAAGGGAGATGATGAGAAGCTTGAAAAGCTCTGGAAGACGCTACACAAGCTTCAGGACTTTGTTGCTCCGAACGAGTTCAAGTCGTATGACGAACTCAAGAAGAAGCTCAATGATGTTCTCGGTGGTGACATTCGCAGCGTTGCCCCTGCCGCAAAGAGAGCGGAAGATGAGGACGAAGTTGAGGCTACTCCTGCTCGTAAGGCCCCAAAGCCTGACGAGGACGAAGATGCTCTTGAATACTTCAAGCGACTAGCCAAGGAAGACTAAAACTTCTTGAAATTAAGTCTCATAAAACCCTCCAAATCGGAGGGTTTTTTGTTGAATTTAAAAATGTAGCCAAATCATCAGTGTTCAATCCGATTGGTTTTATTAATTCGTCTTTAGAGCTTATTAGAGAAACTGCATGATTTTTCTTTATTCCTGTTTCGAAAGATCTATTATCTGCGTTATTGGATTGTTCAAGATCAGCTATTCTTTTTTCTAAAATAGTTTTTTCAATGCCAGTTAACTTTTCAGAATTTTTCTGTATTAATTTTAATTGAGATAATTCTGTATTATCAGTTACCATCTCCTGAACTGCTTTTTGGTTGTTATCTGTTGTTTGTTCAGGTATTTCGTTATTTGGTGCTTGCTCAAGAGTGCTTATTGGAAAACTGTTATTTTGATTTGTACCATTTAAATTATTTGATTCTGAATTTACATTTAAAGGTTTACTATCTTCTAATGCATTTACTTCAGTAGAAGAAGTCTGATCTATTGAGTTATTTTGCTCTTCGGTTTGTTCAGGTATGATATTATCAGAAATAGTTGTATTTGAATCTATTTCTAAAGTATTTGAAGTTTCATTATCATCTGAAAGAATACTAGAATAATTTGAAACATCCATTTTTGGATTTTGTGATTCTCCCATATCAGCATTTCCTTTATTCTGCGATACGGGATTGTTGGTATCAAATAGTTCTCCTTCAAGCATATTCGTTCCTCTTCTCTTCTAGTTTATTTTTATATTGATTGAAATATACATCTCTTTCCCAGGGAAACATATTTTCTATATCTTCTACACTCAATACGCCATTAGACGATAAGAAAAAGTTAATTTTATAATACAAAACTAGATCAATATGATTTAAGTTAATGTAAAAAAATTTAATACTCCATCCAATCTGAGTGTTCGTTCTACTCCATCAGCTGTTTGATATTTTACATCCGAGTGTATTTTTGGAAGAGATACAATAAAATCTCTTATCTGATTATATTCTTTTTTAGTTAAAGAATTTAAAATTTCATCTATATCAGAAGAACTTAAATCCTCAAAAGTATAAACAGAATCTTCTCTTGATATTTTTTCTATTGAAGATTTTATTAGATGGTTAATATCAAAAATTCCATCCATTGCTAATATTTTAGCTACGGTTGGTTCTTTAAAGATAATAGAATAATTTTCAGATAATTTTAATTCAAACTCTTTAGGACCTTTTCCTATTATTAGATCTATAAGATTAACAGCTGTTTTTATTTTCTCGTTAGTGATTGGACAAGTAAAATTTGTTTTTACTATTTCACCAACTGATTTTGCTCTCAAGTTGCAAAACAAATATTCAAGATCTTGTAAAGTTATAGATTCAATTGAAATATTATCAAAGCACTTATTAATAAGCTCAAGAACATTTTTTATAATTAAAGACGGATTTTTTTCCTCTTTAATAAGAAGTAAAGTCTTTTCATCCGATACTAAAAATGGTCTGAAATATATTTTTTTATTTGTGCTTGGAACAATCACTTCATATTTTGGATATGATCTTTCAAATTTCATTATACTACCTCATAATTTCTAAAATTATAGAATACATCAAAAGTCGCAAATTCACCACTCTCAGCCACTAATTCTATTGGTTGCATTTTTATTGGATATGCTTCTCTAAAGACAAAAGTAGATTTTATAGTGCCATTCATATCAAGACACTCTACTCTAACAAAACCTGCTCTTATCAAATCATCGTATGGTCTAGCGAATGATACGCCAAAATTAGGACCAGGAATACTTCCATCTTGAACTATGGTATTCATCCAGTCTTCAAGCAATTTATAAGTTTTCCAATTTTGCTCAATCGGAAATCTTATTACTAGGTTAGATGAATTAGAACCATAGCTACTATAGTTCTGAGTAAATGGAATATTTCTACCGTATCCTGGACCTGGTAGTTTATCTGCAATGGTGTCTAATTGTCTTCCGCCAAAGGATACTCTAATCGCTGGTATAGTATTTGTTCCGTCTGGAGTATTCAGAATAACATTGAATCTGTTTAATCTCTGTATGCCACCAGCACTATCGATAAGATTTTTTATATCTGTAATAGAGTTCATCTGAATAGTGTCTTTTCTGTTAGAAGCTTAAAGTCCCATTCGTTGCAGTCGCATACATTTTTAGCAGCTTTCCATTTAGCTTCATTTATCAAAAAAGTCACTAATTCGTTCTTATAAGATTTTTTTTTCTTATTTGCTGGCTCTTTTGTCTGTTTTTCTGGCTTAACTTCTACAATAATAGTTTTTATCTCTCCAGTTTTTTCTTTTAGCATTACCATAAAATCTGGATAATAGGTATGCTTTTTCTTATCAATAGGAGACATGTATGGTATTTTTACACACTCATAGCACCATTTGATAACGCTGTCTTGGATGTCCAAATATTTGCAAAGTTTTCTTTCCCATAAGGATTTGCACATTATTTTTTCAACATCTCCGACATACTTTTCTTTATTCAAGGGTACAAATTTTGTTTTGTACGGCATCGAAATATATATAACAGATTCAAAAATGCCATATACCTATCCAACATCTGATCAAGCTGAAATACCATATTGGGTTTTATTTTACAATGCTCCATATAGTGTTTTAGCCGAAGATAGAACTAGAGCTGGAGTTCTCAGTAGAGCATATGATTATATACAGTTACCATTACCAATGAATTTGGAATATGAAACTGCCCATGCATTTACTGATGGTGTAGGTACATTAGATCCTTCTTTTGGATCTGCTGCAACTGAAATAAATTTTGGTGGTAGAGTGGAATTAGCCAAAAAAGCCTTTTTAGATCCTATACTACTAAGATTAGAACTATTATCATCAACATCAACATATAGAAGATTTGCTAATACGACAGAAATGCAATTGACATCAGAAGCTCGTAGAGAATTTGCTTTTGATTACATATTAGTTCCTAAAAACTTTGATGATTCTGTTATCATAAATGAAATATGCAACTATTTCAGAGCTTCATCTTATCCTTGGAGGGCAGATTCACCAGAAAAGGTATATCCGCCTTCGCTTTGGGGAATGCAAGTCGTTGGAGCTGGAAATTCAGACTACTTGACACAAAGTTGGCTTTCAGATCCATTAGTATGTGTATTGACAAATGTAGTAATTAATAAAATACCGTTTGAAGATAAATCTATAGCAAGATTTTTCCAGGATGGAAGTTCTATGGCCACCAGCATTACATTATTGTTTAAAGAATTTGAAACAGGTACTTACGATCCATCTTTTAATAGAGTATTGAGTAAATCAGAAATAGCAGTAAACCAACAACCAACTCCATAAAATATGTTTAATAGATTTAAAACAATAACCTATACAATAAATGATAAAGATTTATCAGTAAAGGATCTATCAAAATCTTTTGATTTGACTGATATTAAAGATAAAATATATTCAAAACGAGCAGAGACAAACACATTCTTAGATACTATTTCTGAAAATAACTATAGATCTTTTAATTATTATCATGTACCTCTTTATGCTGGAGATATTTTAAATCCGTATAAAGAATTACCACCAACTTCAAAAGAAGTTGAAAAAACTATTAATGATTATAGTGCAATATTTTTTACAAATATTGCAGGAAGTTGTTTTTCTGCTGGTGATTTAATCGCAAAATCCAATTCTGGATTCTGCGCTGGATTTGATGTAACTGATAATTTTGGATATGTAGTAGAAGTAGATTCTAACATAAACAAATTAAAGGCTCTTATTGTTGGTTCAGTAGGAACTGGATCATGCTTAATAATAAGAAAAGAAAATAATTCTTGGGGAATTTTTGCAACATTCTACAATAGTCTTGAAGAAAAATACTCAGATTCGGCTAAACAGTTTTTGGACAATTCTGAAATTCAAGCATCTAATTCTACAATTTTAAACCAATATTATTCCTTTAAATCTGGAGAAACAGGAATAAATTATTCATATAATAGTGAGATTGATATTTTTAATAAGAATAGATCTATAATTTATTTAATAGATCAAAGTGCTATAAACTCTTTTGAGGATGTAATGAATGTCGGTAGCTAATTTTACAACAATAATAGAGCTTAAAATAACTCATGGACGAGATGGAACTGAATGGTTTATAGTAAATCCTTCTAATCCCAATCAATCATATGGTTACTTTGAAAGCCTAACCATAGAAGAAGGTATACTTAATTTAATTCCTAGTGGAACATTAGTTTTACGAGATGAAGGTGATTTAATTTCTGACTTTAATTTTACTGGAAAGGATAAGTTTTATCTTAAAATAAAAGATTCAGATGGTAATGAAGTAGAATTATCTGATTATTATGTTTATCAGGTGGCTAGAGCTACAGATTATCAAAAAAGAAATGATCCTAGATTTGTTACTATAAAATTTATTCACGAATCATTCTTTTTCAATGAAAGATCTATTTTTGAATTTGAAGAAGATATAAAGCCAATAAGTAAAAAAGGAAATCAGGATAGTTGGGTTGGACAAATATTCGCTAAGTACTTTCCAGAAGATTGGGAGCGTGATACAGCATATGCATCGGATACAAAAAATTATGCATGGCTAAAGCATAAAAATTTAGTATATCCAAATGGAAGAAGAGCAGATCAAACTAAAATTTTAAATCTTTTAAATTATTTTGCAGAAAATGCAAATGTTGACAATGATCCACCAAGAGCAGATTTCTTTTTCTGGAAAGATTTAACGGGTGTTAATTTTTTATCTCTTGGAGATGAAATTGCTGCATCAGAAACACCAGAAGGAAGATATGGCATATATGATAGAGATAGTATTGCTCCAGATGGCATAGTAAAAATAGACGATATATCAGTATTCAATTTTTCATTTATGGATCTTGAAACTAGTGGCGCATTTCAGTCTTACTATGAGAGAGTAGATCCTAATTTAGATCAACCACATTTTTATTTAATGGATTCTACAAATTCATTAAAAACTAAAATAATTAATTTTAATTTTTTAGATTATTATCCAGGTTTTGTAGAATATTTGGATAAACCAGAAGATAAAAAAGGATCAGAACCTATTGGAGGAGAATCTTGGGAACCTGATGGTAATATTGCAAACTACGAAATAATTAATTTTGGTGGGCAAGAAATTGATATTTCTTCTGTTCAAGGAGCAACTGCTGTAAAATATACCAAGAGAATATATGATGAAGAAAAGTTTGGATATTTTGATTTTTCCTCAAATAATTCTAATTATTATGAACCTTCATACTTTTATAATACTGATGGTGGGATAACATTTGATAATTTTAAAAGCGGCAGAAGAACAGCAATGCTATGGCAAAATATGTTTGACATAGATGAAGAAAATCCAATTGATACTCAAACTAATAAAAATATTGCAAAACTGTATATTCAGCTTAAAAAAGATAAATCAAATGCAGCAAATACTTATTTTAGATTAAGAAATCTAAAAGAGAAATGGAATATTTTTAAATATGTCATTTGCTGCTTGCGACAAGAAGCTATGTTTGATTTTTGGGCGATGGTTTTTCCAAAAGAATTACATTCAACTAAAACAGGTATAAATCTTTATGATTTTAGAGAAGTTTATTTTATTCCTAAACAAGATCAATTTATCAGTTATGATCCATTAGTCGAATTTATATCTGGTATAACACTGCAACAATCCGGTTTAACTGCAAATAGAACTATTGATATTCCTGCTAATGGATTTACTTCTATACAACCAATAAACAATATTGGTATAGGACAAGTTGCATTTAATGCCAATGAAGTTAGAAATTTTATAGGAACAGCTGGAGGATTTAATTTTGCTTATGCTGGTCCAGGAACAAATATGAACTTAAGTGGATATCCAAATGATTTCAAAAATATAGCAATTGGAGCTGCATTGACAGTAAATACTCCTGCAACAGCACAGCAGTTTGATATGGGACAAATAGTTAAAATGACGGCTATTGATTGGAAAACTATACCAGGAATAAGTATAGATGAAACATTCTATCAAAGTAAAAGATATCTTTTTATGTTTGACGCACAAAACGACAAAGAAGGTTTCTGCGATGGCGGAAGCATTACAATAACATCATAATATGTCAAATAAAAAAATTAAAAATATTTCAACTGTGGGTATTCAGGCGGTATCGCCAGCCGAAAAATTTATTGAAATCAAAGAATATAAATGTGCAAATCCAGATGCGGCAGAAAAAGGTGGACCAATTTCCATAGAAAAATGTGAAGAACTATACTTTCAAAATTATACTGGAGTCACATTTAAGCCACAGGAACAAGAACCATCTGATACCGAATTAGAAAATGCATTTGTAAATTTAAAAGGCTGTAGTTTTATAGCTGAAAATATGGGATCTGACTATCTTGGATGTCATATTGAAGATCCTGATGCCTTTTTTAGTTGTGATTGTCCAAAAGTTGGTAAAAAATTTCCAAAATTATTAAAATTTGCTACTAAGAATTCTACATTTTGGAATACTGATTTAAGAACTCCTTTAGCAAGAAATGCATTTACAAAGTTATTAACTGCGTTTAAAATTTCAATAACCGTTAATGGAAATTTTAGATTATTTCCTGGTGCTATTATAGAAATTATTGATACACCTTTGCTAGGATTCCAATTTAATAATCCGAAAATAGCAGGAAAATGGCTCGTTCTTTCGGCAAAACATAATATAGGAAAAGATAGACAACACGAAACTACCTATATTTTATCTGCTATTGCTAATAAAAACTTCTACAATACACTAACAAGCTCAATAAATGAAATAAATATTCAGAGATGAAAAAAAATTTAGACATTTATTTTAAAGCAAATACAAGAAAATCAATAAGTTCTGTTGAGGAATCTTTTTCAATAAAACAACAAATTAAAAACTTGTGTTTATCTGAACTTGGAGAATTTAGATTTAATAATCAAGTAGGATCTTTGATCAATGAATTTAAATTTGATAAAGGTTCTGCTAGACAATATTATATTTTGAATGTTCTTGAAAATAAATGTAAAAAGCATATAAAGGGTCTTAATAGAATTACTATAACGGTTGATAAAAGCGAACTAATAAACCGTAAAATTTCTATAAATGTAAATTATGTTGTTTACGGTAAGGATTCTTCGTTTAGGTTTTATTTGAATAAATAATTCTATGAACGAGCCAAAAAACATAGATCTGGTAAATATAGACTGGGATTCTTTAAGAGAAAATCTAGTAAATTACCTAAAAACGACAGAATTTGCAAACGACTATGACTTTGATAGCCGTGGTACTACTATAGATCTACTATTGGGTCTGTTTTCATATAACACAACAATAGCATTACACTATCTTCACATTTTAAATAACGAAAGCTTTATATACTCGGCCAAGAATAACTCATCGTTAGTAAAGCTTTTACAGACTTATGGCTATACTGCAAACCGCTATAAGTCATCCACGGCTCTAGTAACATTTGCCAAAAACGATAGCTCTTTAGCTCAAGTAGATAGATATGCCACTCTAAGATCAAAAAATGATAAAAATTCAAATATAAATTTTTATTACATTGGTCCAAAAACAACTCTAGACCTTTCAACTACTTTACCATTTTACGCTGGTATAAAACTGGTAAAAGAACAGACTGTTACTGTAGATCTTGACAATCAAGAAATAGAAATACCAGATTCATCTGTTGATGTAAGAACTATAGTAGTAAAAGTTAATGAAGATTATTGGATAAATTTCACCAATGAGCCAGTAATAGGTACAGATGAATCTTCTAAGATATTCTTTATCGTTAATAAAGGCGATAAAATTTTTGTAAAATTTGGCAAAAATATTCAAAATATTGAAACTACAAAAGGAAAATCAATTCTATCCACGGATATTGTGAAGATTTCCTATGTTGTTTCTAATGGAGATATAGGAAATAATGTTTCTTTTGATTCTATATCGCAGTTCACAAGTAATGGAACATTGAATATTCCTAATGTATCTGTAACATCAAATACCTCAAGCGGAGGGTATTCTACATTAGACACTGAATACTTAAAATATATTGCTCCAAGAGCTTATAATTATTCATCTCTTGTTACTAAATCTGATTATGAATATGTAATAGTAAATTCCGGCCTATTACCAGATGTAACAGATGTAAATCAAAGAGTATCAGTCTTCGATGGTCAGGATTTCAATGATGTTGGCGGAACAGTTTATTATTCTATAATAGATTTAGATGTAGATTCTGAAGAAGTAGATTCCATCAATCAATTAATAGAAGAAAAGCAGATAATAGGTCTTTCAACTGAATATTTGCCAAGTGATGATTTTGTATGTAATTTAACTATATCTTGCTCCTTTGACGCAAGAAAATCGAAATCCAATAAGAATATACTAAAAGACGAATTAATAACTTCAATTGAAGATCTTTATGGAACAAAGTTATTTTTCAATAATCTTTCAAAAAGCGATTTGATTTCAATCATAATCAATAAAGATAAGGGCCTTTCAGTTTCAGAATCTGAAATTGTCTTTAGTGTTGATAAAAATATTGATTTATCTACGCAGAGAACCATAAGATTTTATAATGGAATTTCATCAATCACTAGTGATTTGGTTTCAACAAATCTATCAACTTCTCAAGTTAAATTTAATAGTACATCGACTACCGTTCCTGGATTAAACGGGTTCTATTACTTAGCTGCATATAATTCTTCTGGTACTTTAGTAAAAAATAAAGTTGGAGTATATAATCCAAATACAGGAATGATTATTTTCTACGATTCAGTTGTACCAGATTCGGCTTTTGATTTGATAATTTCTCCATCTGCATCTTCAATAGTAGCCATTAATAATATGGCTATAGAATATTCAGTAAATTCTCTAACAATAACATGATTTTATTCTTTAATCAAAATAAAGATCAAGTTTTTACAGTAAATCAGCTGGATACTAATGCTGGTGCTGAATATGCAATTAAGTTGATAAATTCAACATATAATCTTTCGGAGACACTAAACGAAAGAAGAAATTTTGCCTATTTTGTGGAAAATCAGTTTCCTAATTGGCTAATAAAAGATGTTGAACAAAACACATCTTATAAGATTATTGATTTTATTCAGGAATTATATAATTGGACATACGCTCCGAGCGGATTGGATTTATATCCAAACTTTGAAAATCTGCAAAATATTTTTTATACAAATGAAGATTCTCTTAGAAAAATATATGCTTCATTGTTTACTGATTTTGATTTTGATGATTTCACAGATCTACAAGCTTTAAGAGAATTTTTAATCTCAAATAAAACTAAGTTTATTGAGAAAAAGGGTACTGAAAATTCTATAAAGTATTTCTTAGAAACATTCTTCAATAGTCAATTTAATGATTATAGCATAGAATATGGAATAAATGATGTCTTTATTCTGAATGGTTCAAATACTAATGAAGATACTTTATCCGATGGATCTTCTCTACAGGAATTTTCTATTAGGCTTGAAGCCGATATAGATGAAAAATACCAGGATGATATGATTAATTTGATGAAGCCTATGGGGTTCAATTTTGATTTGGTGAAGGCTGAGACTAGCATTTACTCTGGCTCAGTTACAGGAACAGATAAAGTCGAACCTTATGAAATAGTGGTTTCTTGATCTATAAATAACTGTATGCCAAACGATTCGTCATCAAGATATTCATCATCTATTGAAAAATTCATAAATAGTGCCATAGCTAATGATTACTATATTGGCTTAGGTGTAGAATCTATTGGTTACGAAGATCATGATACCAGACTTAATAAAAAGGTATCAAATGTAGCCAGCCTTATTAAGAGAGTAAAAATAAGTGAAATTAATGCTGCATTTGAAAGAAATTCTTGGTCTGAAGGTAAATCATTCAAAGTTTTTGATTCTACTGATCCTGATGTAAAGAGTAGCACATGCTATAATTCGTCAACAAATGAACTATTTCTTTGCATAGAGAACGAATCAAATAATCTGTTTAGTAAAAGAGATCTTAATAATAGATCTAAATTTGCTCCATCTGGATCAAATGGAACTATTATTCAAATGGGAGATGGGTATAAATGGTTAAAAATTAATTATGATCCATCACCAATATCCACAAGTTATATCAAAATTTTTGGAATAGAATCTTTACAGAACTTTAAGGGATATACTGCCGATTCCCAGGGGCCTACAGCAGCCGCAACAACTCTCCACGGGGCATCTGGGCTAACATATGGAACATGCTGCCTATATGTCAAGGAAGCCTTTATTGAGCCTATTACAGGTAAAACATATGCTGCTGGAGATATTTTAGCCGCATATAAAGTACCAAATGCTTGGAGCTGCGATTTACTTGGATCTCTAACAAATCTACAGCCAGTATTTAAAACCAGTGTTACTGGAACTGAATATGGTGGATTTTATAATATCTCAGGTACTGCTGGTTGTGCTCCATGTGATGCCACAAATGCAAACATAACACCATTTTTATCTTACTCCTCTGGTGGGTCGGCTGGATATTCTTCGACAGATTCGTTTAAGAAAAATTACGAAATTTTGTCTTCGATTCCTTCTGGTTGCATCATAAATGCAGTTTTAAATACAGATGCATCGATAAATTATTATGTAAGTGAAGAACGACCAGAAATTTTACTTTCTGTTGATGGTAATATTGGCTCTTGCAAAGCATATTTAAAGACTGAATATGTTGGTGGGACCAATGGTTGGAAAGTAATTGGAATAGAAGTTGACAATCAATTAACTAGTAGCAATATCACATATATTGAACCAATAAATCTTGTTACTGCTACAGGAAGTGCCTCTGAAGGTAAATTCTCAAAACTATTGGCAGCAATACAATTCAATTTATCTCCGATTACAAAGACCGGAGAATCGTACCTATCAATTTATGATTTATTAAGAACTAAGCTCCTGTCAGTTACATCAAACATCAATTCGACAGATGTTCAAACTTATATAACAACTGCTGGAGCTACCTTTAACTATTCAAGTGCATTCTTAATTGGAAATGTAAAAAATTCAAGTAGCTATAAGCTTGCCCCCAAGGTTTATAGAAATTATACAGAATTCTCAAAAGCAAGTTCTACTGTAAAAATCGAATCTATTCAAGGTAGTATAAATGATATTACCTTTGAAACTACATGCACAGATATAGCGTCATCTTTGATTGCTGATGATTATTTCATCAGCAAAGCTGGATTTGATAAGAGCATAGGAGATGGTTCAACTGAATTTGAGCCATTCAAGGCAGTATCAAGCTATAATTTAGGTTTTGATAATGTTTCTGCTGGAAACACCACAGGAACATTTGAGCTTTCTCATTACTCAGCTTACTCTTTAACTTCTGGCGATACTTATTACTACGAAGATGTTGGTAGTACTGGTGGTATTTTCCAGATAACAGGGGTTACGGCAAGTTCAATAAATATATCTGATTGTGATGTTCTTTTTGCTACTGACACCACATTCAACGAGTCAAAAACATCACTAACCCTAATTTTCAATATCTAAAATGAGCACTAATTACCCATTTGACGATCAATTCCCATTAACCAACTACCCATATTCCAGTAGATCTTGGGGGTTGAATGTAGATTCCGACACAAAGAAGAATTATAATTTTGTTGGATTCAAGCCAAAGTCTAGATTACAGGCATCAGAACTAAACGAGATTCAAGAAATTTTTGCAATGCAAAATACTCTTAATCTTAACATGATTAGAGAATGGTTTAATGAGATCAATGGAACTACTTGCGACGGTCCTGCTTGGAACGGGGCAACACCACTATTTCCTAAGTCTCATCCATCTGGGGGTACATTCGAAGCCCTGGTTGGTTATACCTACACGGGTACTGGCGGCATAACTTTAACCTTTAATGAAGGATGGTATTTGATTACTCTTGATTCTGGAATAAAGCAATGGATCTATCTAAACAGTGAAAAAAATACAAATATAGTCCCCACATCCACTGTTCAGTATTATTCTGGCCTTTCATTTAGTTCAGATTATATCGATTGTACAGAAGATACCAGCCTTCTTGATAATTCTTCAGGTTCACCTAGTCAGTCTATTTGTGGCGCAGATCGTTATCAGATCAATTTTACTACAGCTGGAATTACTGGTGTAACTGGATTTAATGAAGGTACATTCCAAAAAGTAGTAAAATTCACCTTGACAGGTTCTACATTATCTGTAAGTTACATTAATGGTTTAACTATTTAAAATAGGAATTTTTTATCATGAAAAAGAAGCCTTGTGGTTGCGGAAAAAATAGTCCTAAAAAAGCAGAAAATAAAGAAATAGCAGAAAAAAATAAAGAATTTTCGGAAACAAAATTAGAAAAATCTGAAAATATTATAATGTCTGGAATGAGTATGGTCCAGAGTTATGCTATTTCTTTAATTTCTAGAGGAATAACATCTAAAAAAGTCGAACCGATGACAAAACAGTTACGGGTTCTTAGCTGTTTCGGCAATAAAGAACAGGGTGGGGAATTGCCCCAATGTTCTCATTTAATGAAATCGGAAACTGAAGGGAAATTTTATTGTGGAGCGTGTGGTTGTGGAGATAAAAAAACTACATGGTTAAATGGTAACGAAGCAGAATATAGTAAATTGGACTATCCTTCTTTAAATTGTCCTATCAAGATGCCAGGATTTACAAATTATTCTCCTAGTACTCCAGATGAATGGAAGTCTCCGATATCTCGTAAAAAATATATCGAATCCATGAAAGTAAAAGATGTTTCTAAAGTTGATATAACCATAAATGACATTCCAATTTCTGTTTTAGAAATTTTAAAACAGCTACAGGCAGATAAGGGCCAAAAAGATATTGAGCAATAATATGCATAAATAATCTAAATGGCTAAACCAAATTCAAAAGAATCACTTATTGAATATACTTTTAGGCAACTAGGAGCACCTGTAGTCGAAATAAATGTCGATTATCAGCAAGCCTTGGATCGCCTTGATGATGCCCTACAGTTTTTTTCCGAAAGACATTTTGATGGGGTAGAAAGAGCATATTTCTCATATCAATTAACCGAAACCGATATAACAAATAAGTATATAAACACAAATTCTTTTGGGCCAATAGTAGGAGCATCAGCAGGAGATCCAAATGGATACGACATCCTATCGATTATACGAGTTTTTCCTTTTGGTACATTAAATACTAATGAGCTATTTGATGTCAGATATCAATTAGCTTTAAATGATGTGTATGGTATTAATACCAATCTAGGATTTGTAAATTCTACTCCTATTGCAAATTTTGATCTTACTAAGAGATATATTCGTCTTATTGAGATGATGTTCGATCCAGAAAGAACAATTCGTTTTAATAAAGTAACGAATAAACTTTATATTGAAACTGATTGGACTGCTTTAAAAGCTGGTACTTATATCGCAATAGAAGCATATGTAAATCTTGATCCAGATTTATATCCAGAAATATACAACGATAGAATGTTAAAAAAATATTTTACTGCTCTTATAAAGAAGCAATGGGGACAAAATTTGGCCAAATTTGATGGCGTTGCCCTTCCAGGTGGAGTCCAATTAAGAGGCGGAACAATATTGGCTGAAGCAGAAAGAGAAATACAAATTCTGGAAGATCAGATCATCTCTGCATATGAACTTCCACCAGATATGATGACGGGTTAATATGGCGTTAAATCCATACTTTAGATTTCAATCAACAGAACAAGATGTTGCCGAAACAAACATCATTGAAATTATTCGTATGATGGGAAAGAATGTATATTATATCCCAAGAGAAAATGTGCAGCTTGATAGATTATTTGGTGAAGATCCTCTAAGTAAATTTACAAAAGCCTATCAAATCGAAATGTATGTTGCTTCTGTTTCTGGATTTCAAGGAGCAGATGTTGTTACTAAGTTTGGTCTTGAAATTAAAGATTCTGTAAATTTGATCGTGAGTAAGAAAAGATTCACAAGAGAAATAACGGAAAAAAATCAAACTATTATTCGTCCTAGAGAAGGAGATATAATCTATTTTCCTTTGACTAAGACCATGTTCGAAATTACTTTTGTCGAACACGAATTACCATTTTACCAGTTAGATAAAAATTATGTCTTCACATTATCATGTGAAACTTTTGCTTATTCAATGGAAAAATTCGAAACTGGAACAGACGATGTGGATGCAATTACAGATTTCAAGCAAACTATATACAATTTCTTAATTGGTGCTACGGCCAATGGATTTACCGCTGCATTCAATCAAACAATTCGCGGAGAAAAGGTGTTTGTTCCTGGAACTATATCAGGTACTACATCTTTCTTCAGAATATTGGATCTGGATCTTTCAGGAAAAACTCTAACAGCAGAGTTGCTATCTCTAGACGGAGTAACATTCTCCAATCCAACGCGACTTACAAGTTCGGTTTCTGGAGTTACATTCGAAATCAAGAGTTATAACAGCAATAACTCCTATGGAACAATTAATACTGTTCTTCAGGACGCTGAAGGTGAAGTTCCACCACTTGATTATCAACGCGGATTTACTGGATCTGGTAGTAAGTATGAAGATCCTATAATTAATTTTACTGAAGTAGATCCTTTCTCAGAGGGTAATTACTAATGTTTAACGCATTTAATAATCAATCTATAAGAAAATTAGTTGTAGCATTTGGTTCTTTATTCGATGAAATCTATGTTATAAGAAAAAATAATACAACAAATGTGGAAGAAAAATATAAGGTTCCTATTACCTTTTCTTCAAAGGAAAAGTTTTTAAGAAGATTAGAACAAAATTCTTCTATTAGCGATAATGTAAAAACA